GTAAACTTTATCACCGGGTTTTACAACTGAGTTCCAGTTCTCTACCAGCATTTCATTCATCAACTCGGCATTACCAAAAGGACGACCACAATACTGGATAATATTGTCGTGGCAAAAGTGTGTATCTGATGTAACCCAAATATCATGACTCAAGTTCTAGAATCCTTTTTAAAGCTTTAAAAGTAAGTTTGATTGGCCCTTCTGAGCGTGTATGAGTTACTCTAGCAAGATACTTATCTCCTTCATATTTATCTACCTCGACACCATAGTGATAGTCGTCATTTAGATACTTACCTAAGTTAGAAATATTAATTTGATGTAATTCTTTCTCTTTTGATTCATCACCAAAAGGAACGATACTAATTCGTACTCGGAGTGTCATACTTAGCTTTTAACCTCGCTAATTCTTCTCGTTCTTTCGACTCTATAAGGTGTCTGTATATAGCTCTCATTTCTTCAATAGTGCATTCTTTGTCAGGGCAGAACAATCCAAACATACCACCATCTTTTAACTCAGAACCACATCGTTCACAATTCATTCTGTGCTCATTCCATTACCAACAGAGATCTTCCTGTACTTTTCGATCTTATGAAACTTCATGTCGAGCAATTCAAGATCAGTATCATACTCAAACCGATCATCCATTGTCTCTACAAGAATAGCACAGGCATTAACGTCGTTCCATTCTTTAATAAGAGCGTCATAGTTCTTTTCAAGGGTATTAGGATGAACCTCGTCCATTCCGAAGGCAGCACACTTCAGTGCCACTTGTGAAAGCTCTGCAGCTTCTTCTGCAAGCTTCATTAGGTAGTATTGTGTCTTGTTCATAACACTTATTTCCTGTTGATAATGTAGGTGGTAACTCAAAATGTCGTAGTCGTAATTTGTAACCACAAGTTTCACACCTGTAGACTACATCGCCAGAAGCAATCAGGATGTCATACCATCGCCAATTGCACCACTTCATTTTAGACTCTTCTTGTAAGTGTACTCTGCAGGAGAGTAGCCTAGTCTAGTGTAGAGTTTGCTAAGATCAGACATTTCTTCTGTATAAGACATAGTAACGTACTGTGCTTTTGCTTCTTCTTTAGCCCAATACTCAAACTCTTTAAGCATCATAACGCTAGATGCTGTTTTACGATAATCTTCTTGAACATACCAACCAATTTCACCAGCTAGTACGTCATCAGTATAGGAATGCTCACTTGAGAATCCAAGTAAGAAACCTACAACCTTTTGATCGTCTTTCATTACAATACAGAAGTAACGACTAGTGTAAACTACAGCTGCTTCAAATAGAGATCTTGCTTTAGCTTTGTTAAACTTAGAAGAAACCCCATACAGGTCATTAAACTCGTCAGATAAATTAACTACTTGCTCAATGTCATATACCTGTAAACGTTCTAGTCGGATCATGTTGTTACCTCTGTTTTTATGATTTCAAACTCATCTTCATCTTTCTTTTCAACTTCTTCGAGACGACCTGTAACTGAGTTAAATCGATAAGCACCTGCTGGACCTGTATTACCAGTTTTCCTGTCTTTGAGAAGGTAGATTTGGCTACGATTTCGAACCATTTCGTTCTCAGCCAGTTTGTTTCTAGAAATCGCAATAGTCTGAAATGAGATCTGCTTAAGCGAACCAGATCCTTTAAGGTCGTCTTCACTAATCGGTGCACCTGACTCGAATGAATCTTCGCCCGACTTAACTTTTCGAAGATGCGAAACAACACCGATCCAGATACCATGTCGCTTAACGAGTTTAAGTAGATCGGACATGAATCTGTCGATTGCAGCGTTAACATTACCATCCTCTGTCTCCGATACTGCAATAGTGATATGATCAAGATAGATATATCGGCAACCATTTAAGGCCATGTACTCAATCTTATCAATAAGTCCGTTATCAGAAACAGAACCTTGATGATCGAGAAGAATGACACGATTAGGTTGACCTACAGTAGCTTCCCAAGCTTTACGTTCTTCTTCTTCTGTTGTTTCTACTCCGGGCAATCCTAAACGCTTGTTTAGGTATAAACCCATGATACCGCCAACAGTTTCACCTACGTCTTCTTCGAGAAAAATACAACCAATCTTCTCATCTGTGGTCTTCAACAAGTGGAAGATATCTTCACGAAGCATAGTAGATTTACCGATGGAAGTACCAGCAGCAATCATTGTAATAGTGCTTAGTGCACGACCATGAGTTAACTTATTTAACGTAGCAAGGAAAGGAGGCCAAGGAACAAACTCTAAGTTCTTGAACTCGTTGTAACGTTCCCAAGTAGACTCACCGGGAATAATACCTGAAGGACTATAAGGTTTAGCATCCCAGATATAGTTCCAAGCTTTCTTAGTGCCTTCTTCAGAACCGTATTTCTTTAGTGTGTCACAAGCATCTTTCTCGTTAGCGTTAACAATCTTTACTTTGTCTGAACCAAGGATTTTAGCAGCTTCTTTAGAAGCCTTTTGACCTTGATCGTCTGCGTCAAACCAGATAACAATCTCATCGAACTTACGAAGCACATCACGGTTCTTTAACAGGTAGTTAGTTTGGTTCACACCGCCCATAGAACAGACAGGATAGATAGAACCATACTTCTGCAAGCTTGTCTGAGCTACAGCTAGAGCATCTTCTTCACCTTCAGTGATAACGATACGCTTACCGCCATTCATGAAGTGTTCAATACCGAAGATATTCTTTGCTTCACCAATAACATACTGATCTGCTTTGTCTTTAGGATTCTTAGTCTTGTAACCAACAGTAGACGTCCCGTCATTATTACTAAACGGGAAGTAGTAACGATCAATGTCACCTCGCTCATCATATGAAGCTTTCACATTGAAGAATTCTGCTACTTTCTTCGTGATCAGCCGTTCAGCTAAACCACGGGAAGGTAACGCTAGAACGTCGTCGAGGCTAATCTCTTTTTTATAATGACTACGACGATAGTTGTCAGTTTTATAGACTAGTTCTTCCTTGCCATGTTTTTTTGGCATATTCTTTTTGGTAATCATACGATGCTTTACATGAGAAGCAGTGTGCTGGACCTTCTTCATAGATCTGAACAGCATCACTACTTGCACAACGTAGGCAAGGTTGATTACGGTGTAAGGTCTTCCCCATAGGTCTCCTTCATTCTTTCAAAGAATTCTGTAATATACTTGTGAATACTTGGTGCATTTCTTGGTAATAGCGCTAGACCTGTACCAATACCGTCTGCGGGTACTACGACTGTCTTTCCCTTCTTCAACTCGTCTTCAACACGATCAAGATCAGGTTGTGCTGTTGCTAACCACTCGTCGAAGTCTGTTTCCCAGTAGTAAGCAGCATAGTTGTAGTTAGGATGCCGTTTAGTGATCACTCCAATAGCATTAGGCTGACCTCGACAAACCCTAGCTTGGCCACCTGTTCCTCGTCTGTCACTGTTGTCACCAAAGACAAAGTACTTGTCACTCTCCGAGGAGACCAATTGAGTCGTGTACCACTTCTCCGTCTTTATTGGCACGATAAGGTTCCTTGTTTTGAAAGTTAAAATGAAATAGAATTCTTCGAATGTCATCTACAGCTAAAACTACTCGATCAGTAGAAACACGAGGATAGCCCTCGGGATCTAGTGTTTTAGTACGAAGATAGTCAATAAACTTCTCATCAATTTTCATACCATTTCCTCCAATTCCAACGACCAGTAACTAACCGGAATAGATGCTGCTCATAAGTAATCTTGTTCAACCTACCGATTTTTTTCCAAAATTCTTCGTTTCCTACATGCTGTCTAGCTTCCTCAATGATCTTATCTCTATGAAGATAAGTCTTATTATTACAAAACAAAAACCAGCTAGTTACAACACCCAAAAGAATAAGAAGGATTAGAAGAGGATCAACCATGTTTGTACTTTCTCAAGTAATGTTTCAATCTTCGTTTATGTTGTTCAGTAACAGGTTCAGTAACCTTCCAAGTCACCTTGTCGATGAAGCGGTTAATGAACTCGTCGTTTTTACTAGGAGTTTCAGCTACTACTTGAGACCAAGTCTCAGCAAAGCTTAGTCCTCCAACAGAGTAATACTGCTCAAGAATGATAAAGACAAAGTTTTCTTTACCTTTTTCCTTGATCAGATCGTTAAGGTAGGAGCTAGAACTTGTGTAAGACTTCCAATTAGACTCTTGACCTTTGTTCAGCTTGCCCCTACCTTTGTAGTTTTTCTTACCAATGTATTTTTGATTGGTTTCTTTGTATACTATGAGATAGACAAAGCCGACCGCACGTTCAGGATCTAGTGTTAACCCTGTGTGGTCCCAATGGCCTGTCTTACTCAATTACCTCCATAGTCATGAAAACTCCTTCTTGACTCTTTCCCAATAATAAAGTTCTGCTTTCTCGAAGCTAGCAAAAGACCTCGAGAAGTAAAACTGATTCTCAATCCACAGTTCTACTTTATAGCTAACTGGTGGACCAACCAAACGTGTAACAGAAGCGTAACGACCTTTATTCAGTGGATATTCCAGAACGATCATTCATAAAGCTTTCTTTGAAGCGGTCCATAGTGAACCAGTCATAGTCTTTTCTTTGCAACCAGAGTAGTTTTCCGTTTGCAAGAAAGTAGTTTTCCCAGTCTTTGTCATAGGTCATGAAGTAGTGATCTAATACGGTAGAAGCTGCTTCAAGCACTGTAGTACAAGAGTCAATGATCTTCTCAGCCTTGATAGGACCATACTTAGGTAAACCGGGAATTTTGTCCATAGCGTCTCCCATCAACAATTGTTTTAGGAAGAAACGATCTGCTTGCTCTTGGTCTACAATGTAGTACCTTTCTTTGTTGTACTTCGGATTGTAGTGAATACCAGATAACTGATCCATATCTTTGTCAACAGTTACGATAACACAGTTGTCGCCTAACTGTCGGCTAAGGATACCTAAGAGGTCATCGGCTTCGATGTTATCACCAACGACTACTTCGTCACGTTCATACAAGAACTCCTTAACTTTAATAAAGTGTTCAGGTTTTTCTTTACGACCCTTGACTCGCATTGTAGTCTGCTTGTAGTCAGGGTACATGTCGTCTCGGTAGTTCTTACCGTTTCTTGGACCTACTGCGATGATGCACTCATTGCAAAAAGCACCATCTGTATAGTCTTCAATGTTATACTTTAGCTTGTCTACTGCTGCTTGATAGTTTGTAGTCTCCCACAAAGTAGCATGCAATAACACATCACCATCAATCAACGCTATCAAGTTCGTCTACTACCTCTAATTTAAAATCGATATCAATTCGATCTTCTAGAATTTCAAGAAGATTTCCAATTTCATAGAACACATGTTTACCTTTGACAAAGGCTTCCTTTGATGGAGCAATCGTAAGACTGCAGTCGTAAGAATACAACTCGTCGAATACTACATACTCTTGAAGTCCTTTAGGTAGTGTATGGATGTTATCTGACAGGAAGTCACATAACTGGTAATACTTCTCTGCTGAAATAAAATCTTCATTACGGATAATACAGTACTGGCAAAAATGGTAAAAAAGGAGTGCGTGTTCTACGCACCCCAATTTGAGTGATTTATCTAGTTCCCGTTCGTACTCTGCCTTAGTATAGTATTCAGGGTAGACTTTCTTAGTTGCCGACATTTGCTCGCACCATTGCTGAGAGGATTGCTTTAGTATGATCAGTATCAGGATAAAGCCAAGAAAAAATATCTTTAGTATAGTCTACACGACTAAGACCATTAGAATCCCAATTAAAGCTATTCTTATTTGTTTCATGGAATAGTTTGAACTTAACGCCTTGACCACGCTTTAGCGCAGTATTTAGAAACTCACGTAACAGATGTGTAGTCTCTCGTTTAGTGATATCCCACTTAACTGGCTTAGAACCACCATAGAGTGTTAGGATACCTTTACTAATGTTTAGATAACCGTCTTTACCTTGAAAACGAGTGCGAATTACATTTGTCATTCTTATTTTCCTTATACTGTTTCTTGATAGTAATTTACGATACCGTGAGCAGCAAAGTAAGCTTTAGCTACTTTTTCATTAGGGAAGAAGCAGTAGGAAACACC